CAGTAATGATGGTGAGTCGTATGTCTTTATCTTCTCCCGCCAAAGTGGGAAAGATGAAACCCTGGCACATCTCGAAGCCTATATTATGACGGTCTTGAGTCATCGGGATAAAACTATCATCATGGCGAACCCGACCTATAAGCCACAGACGATTAATTCCATGATGCGGCTTGATGGGCGTATGGCTAAAAATGTTTTGACACGCGGGCGCTATAAACCACAGGCGGGGTATATGTATCGCCTGGGGTTTGCCCGCTGTATGTTCTTCTCGGCTGATCCGTCCGCGAATGTGGTCGGCGCAACGGCCAGTGCGTTGCTGATCTTGAATGAAGCGCAGGACATTCCGTCCGCGGTGTATGACAAACGTTTCGCACCGATGGCCGCGGCGAATAACGCTGTACGTCTGTTCTCCGGTACGTCTTGGACTTCAGATACATTGTTGGCGCGTGAATTGCGCGCCGCGCGTGAGAAGGAAAAGCAGGACGGCAAAAAGCGCGTGTTCCTAGTGGACTGCGAGGAAGTGGCAAAAGTGGCTCCGGCTTATGGTGAGTTTGTGCGTGGTGAAGTGGCGCGCCTGGGTCGTAATCACCCCATGATCCGCACGCAATATTATTGCGAGGAAATCGACGCACAGGCCGGGATGTTCAATGCTATGCGGCGGGCGCTTATGCAAGGCGATGTTGAGCCTGAGTCTGCACCTTTGCCCAATAGCACGTATGCCTTTTGTATCGATGTGGCGGGGCAAGATGAAGCTGTCAACGATCTGGATGGCTTCTCGAACCCTGGGCGTGACTCGACCACGCTTTCGATTGTCCGCCTGGATTTGTCCAGCGTGGAGACTATCAAATATCCGACTTATAGAGTCGTGGTGCGAATGAGTTGGCAAGGTTTGAATCATTTGTCCTTGTTCTCAACGCTCTCGAACCTGATTGAGTTTTGGCGTCCGCAAAATATCTTGATTGATGCTTCGGGAGTCGGTGAGGGACTGTGGGCAATGCTCGACCGGGCTTTCCCGACACGCGTAACGCCGGTCAAGTTCAGTCAACAAGTCAAGTCAGAGATTGGTTGGCGTTTTCTGGGGATTGTGGAGACTGGGCGCTTTCGAGATTGCGCGCCCAATGACATTTGTCGTGTCCAGTATGACAAATGTCAAAGTGAGATTGTGCCGGGTGTGGCAAAGACTCTGCGCTGGGGTGTGCCGGATGGGACACGCGATAGTGAGGGGAATCTTGTCCATGATGATTTTATCCTGGCCGATTCTTTGGTAGCGAAACTCGATGAATTGGACTGGTCTTTATCCGCGCCGACTGAGATTATCCGGGCGGTTGATCCGTTGGAAGAAATGAGTCGACTCTAATGGCTGGCGCAAATAGTTTTTCTTTCACGACTTCGCTGTATATGACGAAACCCGCCGACTTGCCCAAGTTGCTTAAAAAGCAAAAGACGGCACGTAAAAAGAAAATCCGCACGAAGTTGGAAGTCTTGAAACATGCGCCGAAGCGCCGACTCGATGGGACGTTTGATCCGAACGATACCACGGATATTGAGGCTGAAAAGGCGCGGCTTGAGAAGGTGCGGCAAGCCAAGGTTGAATTGAAAGCCTTGAAAAAAAGAACGCGCTTTGTGGTCTCTCTGCGTAAGAAAGCTAACAAGCAGATTGCTAAGAAAAAGCGAACGGCTTCCAAGTCCACGCAACCGGTGGGCAATACGGGTTATGTTCGGGCGACTTCTATGGCGATTCCAGCCTCCGGGAGCAAACAGATATGGAATGGATCTGTACCTGGGATTTCGATCACTAATAAAGGTGTGAATGTTGCGCCTGTAGCTGTGCCAGTGGTAGTGGCGGCGGCTGTGGTTATTACGCCTTTTCATTTTGCCGGATCAATGGTTTCGCCTTACACTGCGCAAAATGCTTTTGTTCGTCAGAAAACATACGAGGCGGCGGGCGGTGGTCTCTCTGGTATTAAGGCTGTGTTTGGCTTGAAGCAAGATAAAAAACATATGCCTTATACGGGTGGCGTCGGTGGCAACACTTATACCGGTGCAACGGCTATTGCTGTTGAAAAGCAAAGACAAATGGACGCTGAGAATATGACTCTAAGAATGCGCATGCTCGGTACGCTTTTCGGGGCGCAACCCGATTACTCGCGGAGTCCGGTGAATCTAATGAGTCCGCCGAATGCTTCCGGTAACTTTTTCAATATGGTCGATAGTTTTCAAGGATTTATGAATGAAACATTGACTTGGTTGAGTCATACTCCATGAGGTTATATGAGTCTATTCTCTGATATTACGGCGCGGGTGTTCGGGTCTGAAATCAAAAAGCAAGTCGCGGCGATTGCGGCGAAGTTTGCTGTTGCTGAGACTGAACAAACGATCATGGTCGGCATTGATTGGAACGCGGTGTATCGTGACCGTTATTCCTATCAGCGTAAGACTATTCAAGATGAAGTCTTGAAAGCCTGGCGACTGAATCCGCTGGCGAAAAGAATGGTTGAGTGGCAACGGGAATACATCACGGATGGCATTGAGTTTGATTGTGAGCATGAACCAACCAAGAAGTTTCTACTTGAATTTTGGAATCACAATCTGAATCGCCTGGATCAACAATTGCCGGAGTGGTGCGATGAAGTGACGCTCTTTGGCAACCTGGCTTTGTATCTGAATGATGATGATGCGGGCATGACCTACGTGAGAGTCTATCCGACTGACTTGATCGCTGAAATCAATACGCGTCCGGGCGACGTGCGGCAAGAGGTGAGTTACCAACCGACTGACCTTGAATTATCGGCTATTCCGGTCTTTGTTCCCGATGGGCATGGCGCGGGTATATTGCACTATGCGGTCAATCGGCTGGCGGGTATGAGTTGGGGCGAGTCTGATCTTGCGCCGTTGTTGCCCTGGTTGGCGCGCTATGCGTCGTGGGTTGAGGATCGCGTGAGATTGAATCGCTTCCGCACGGCGTTCATGTATATTGTGAATGGCTCGTATGCTAGCGAAGCGGCACGGCTGGCGCGTGAGAAAGAATTACGCGCCAATCCGCCGACTCCGGGCTCGATCATGGTGGCGAATGTGAACGGCGGCGAGAGCTGGAACGTTTTGAGTGCCAATCTCGACGCTTCGGACGCCTCACACGATGGTTTGATGCTAAAGAAGTTTCTGGCCGGTGGCTTCGGTATGCCTTTGCATTTCCTGGCCGAACCGGAGTCATCCACGCGCACGACGGCAACGGCGGCGGGCGAACCGACTTTCAAGAAGTTGGAGAGTCGGCAAAAATTCTTCCTTGATCTGATTCAGGCTGTCTTGAAAGCGGCGGTCTTGCGCCGGTTTCAACGGGATGGGTCAGTTGATCCAAAGGTCGAGATAAGAGTCCGCGCTTCCGATATCAGCGAAAAAGATAATGCCGCGCTTGCCCTGGCTTCGAGTCAATCGGTCACGGCCTTTGGTATGCTGTTGGATCGCAATTTGATTACATCTGAGGAGTACATGCGTTTGGTCTATCGCTTTGCCGGGGAGTCATTGCCGACTGAGAGGCCCAGCGGTGACCCTGTACCGCTGGCGCCCAAAGGCGGCAATGGTTTTGCGCCACAAGATAACGCGGGCATGAAAGTCGATCCGCAGTCAAATGAAGTCAAAGGAGAACCGCAATAATGGCGAGTCAACGTGTGCAATTATCTGTCAACAAGTCTACGCCCAAAGGCTATGAGATTTTATTCATCCATGCGGGCGAGGCGAATGGTTGGACGTTCCCCGAAGTGGTCTTGCAAGAGTCGGTGCAGTTGTGGCAAGGCGTTTCGCTGTTCGTCGATCATTCCATGTTTGGGCGCTCCGTGCATGACCTGGGCGGAGTGCTTACCAATTGTCGCTTTTTCGATGGTGCGCTCCTGGCTGACCTTGTGCCGGTTGGCGAGAGTCGCATGATCGTTGAAGAGTACGCTCAACTGATGTTGAGCGATGTCGAGCCGAAACCCGACGTTGGGTTTTCTGCTGACCTGGTTTTCACTGCGGATCAAAAGAATGTGGTGCAGAAGATTTTGCAACCGTATTCGGTTGACCTGGTGATTGACCCGGCCTTTGCGACAAAGTTCATCCGTTCCCTCAATTCACGCAAAAAGGAGTCCGATATGTCCGATGAAAATGCTTTGAATGATACTGAACGGGCGACGCGTGAGCTTTTGCAGGCACAGCAGAAGATCCACGACGAAGCCCAAAAAGCCATGGAGTTGCGTGTGGCGATGTGTAACAATCTGCTCGAGTCGAGTCTGACCGTGGCGGCTCTGCCCGCTCCGGCCGTGGCCGACCTGCGGGCGCGCTTTGCTGGCAAAGCGTTTGAACCGAAAGACCTTGAAAGTGCCGTGAAAGCCTGGAAAGAGTCATTGCAGGCGATTAAGTCCGAGTCTGTGCCGTTTGGTGCGACGCGCATTAGTGGCATGTATGACTCTGGTGATCAAATGCAAGCCGCGGTCGATGATCTGGTGGGCGCGCCGCGTGAGAAGGGCGCGGAGTCTTTGAAGGTTGCGCAATTCCGCGGCCTGAAAGATGCCTATATGTTCCTGTCCGGTGACTTTGACCTGACGGGTGGCTTCTTCCCGGATCGTCTGCAATTCCAGCACACCACGGCTAATTTTCCCGGTTTGGTGAAAAATGCGCTCAATAAGGCCATTGCGCAGAATTGGGATCAACTGGGGCGCGCTGGTTATGACTGGTGGTCAAAGATTGCGACCATTGAGGAAATGACCAGTGTCAATCAAATTACCTGGTTGATCGTGGGTACAGTTGGCTCGCTTCCGACTGTGGCCGAAGGTGCGGAGTATGCCGAGTTAAAGATCGGTGATGGTGCTGAAACGTCGAATTTCGTCAAGTATGGCGGGTACATCGGCGTGACATTGGAAGCCATTGACCGCGATGACACCCGCAAGCTACGCGTTATTCCGCGCGAGGTGGCTAATGCGGCCATGCGTAACATCTCTGAGCAGGTGGCTGGTATCTTCACATCCAATAGCGCCGTCGGCCCGACGTTGGCCGACACTGGCGCTTTGTTCAATTCGACCGCCGTGACCACGGCGGGCGGCCATGCCAACCTGCTGACCACGGCGCTTGGTACTGATTACACCGCCTGGAATACGGTTGCCGCGGCTGTCTACAATCAGCCCATGTTGATCGCCAATGAAACGGGTTACATTGGCACGGGCAAGAAACAGGCCGTTGATCCGCGCTATTGTCTCGTCCCGCGGGCGTTGAAGACTCAAGCTGAAACGTTGTTTGTCCCGCGTTGGGAAGCGACTGCGCAGAACGTGGCGGCGGTTTCCCCGACCTGGGGCGGGCGTGTGGAAGTCCTGACCGTTCCCGAATGGACGGATACGAATGACTGGGCGGCAGTGGTTGATCCGGCGATTGTTCCGGGTATCATGATCGGAACGCGCTTTGGGATCAAGCCACAAATTGTCGTGGCCGGTGATGAACGTGATGGCGCAATGTTCAATAACGATGAGAGTCGTTTGAAAGTGCGGCATTTCCTGGCCGTGGGTGTGGCGAACTATCGCCCGCTCCACAAAGAGAACGTGTAATTTATCGTGCAACTCGCCGCCCGGCCCTGGTTGGGCCGGCGGCGAGATATTAGTCCTATCGGCTTTCCCTGGCTGATTCAAAGGAGTATTCAAATGGGTTACGTACATGATACAAGCATGGCGCAGTTTGTGCCGCTCTCGAATATCACGACCACGGTTGGTACTTGGGCAATCGCGGCCGCGGCGAATGT